GTGGGAACCGGCTTCAAAAAAAAGCGCGAAGACTTATCCTGTTTCCGGCTATTACACGATACGCACGCAGCGACTAGGTTCTCTGGGTTCAATATCTCACCGCCCTTGCTGACTGGATTCACATGATCCACTGTATTGGCTGGAGCCATGCAGTATTGGCAAGTGTAACTATCTCTGGCCAAGATGTATCGACGCATCTTGCGCCAAGCTGAGCCGTATACCGTGCCGTGCCTGCTCTTATCCATTAGTGATAACCATTAGCTTGGAAGAATCTCCATGCGTTGCACATAGATCCGTAACGTCCCTTGATGTATCTGATAGTCCAATCAATCTGCCTATAACCATCAAGATTCTTATAGGTTTCATTGCGCATCTGACCGATACCGTGATGTGAGCCGTTGCTTATTTTAGGATTCCACTGTCGATTCTCTTTGTTTATCAGCTTATAGAAGCATTGATACTGCTCATCATTAACTATCCTTGAATGTGCATAGAGCTTAAATGAATCGCTTTGTGTAGCTGCTTTAGCCTCGACTGTTGTGGATACTGTCATAATCACGATTGACATAGGAATCGCCAATAAGTTTTTATTCTTTATTTTTATATTTATTTTCTTTTTATTTATCTTTATTTTCAAGATATTATCTTTCAAGTATAGCGATGAATCCTGACATTCTGTCAAGGATTGACATCGGTGTGTTGCATCGTCCACAGGCTTCTGTGGATAACTTTGTGGATAACTATTCAAGGCCAGCCACCAGAGAATCATCGACTAGCTTGACCGAGAATGCACCGCAACCAGAGCATTGAGCGAACCATTCGTGCATCGTCAATTCGGCTCCCTTTGTGATTAGGTGTTCTTTACGCCCATCACCGTAGAGCTTCTTGCAGATTGAGCAATCAAATCGCAATAGCGGCATATTCACTCCTGGCTAGATTCTCGATTGGGTTCAGATTGCCTTGATCTACCCACCACGATTCTTGACGTGGATTCTTAAATCGCTTGCGTTTAGCAAAGGAGACTGGTAGCCAGCCTACGATGTAATAGACCGGCGACTTGCCGACTACTAAGACGGCTACATCACTCTCACGATCATTAGGCGAGATTATGAGATTGCCGCCTTGATAGGACGTCCACTTGACTTCGATGCCCTTGCCTACATCAGATCGGCTCTTTCCCTTGTTGTCATTGATGTCGTAGTCAAGGCCGAAGTATCTGGCCACACATAATTCAGCAGCTAGTGATTCTGCATATTCGACGACGCGTTCATGATTGTTTAGCTTGTTGTAATACTGAATGACGCCCAGTATTGCTTCTTGAGCAAAGACGACGTCACTGGCGCGTTTGTGTATAGCCCATTCATCGGCCGGTGTTACTGTCATTTTCTGCATTGGCCACAGAACCACAACACGGGCTCTCCTCCAACTGCACGTAGATAACCGGCACGATCGAGAATCTCTATGCGCTGGCAATTATCGCACTGTCCACACTTAAACTCTGCAACAATCTTGCCATCAATGAGAGTGCGACCAATCATCGTGTCCACATCAATCATCTCAGTCACGCGGCTCATTGTGTTGCCATCACAATCAGAGCAAGAATTAAGATCAACTCAAATATAACAAGAATCTGAATAAGGCGTTTCTTTGTCATACCTGTGGCCTCCACTGTCCATCAGATCCGAGCATGTACCAGGCTGGCGGACACTGCTTCGCCTTGACCTTCTCGACGCACATATAACCGCCCCAGCCTTTTCCATTCTTAGCTGAGACGCCTTCTTTCCAGATCATGTGACCATGAGCGCACATCGGAGCAGCAGCTACTTGAACGCCTCCTAGAGTTTCTTTGATGGTGTCAATAGCTACTCCAAGCGTTGAAATGCCAGCCTCTTCAGCTTCTTCACGTGTCTTAAACGATGGCACGTCTCCATGCTTTGTGTTCCAGTAGTCATAGGCCACGGCAGAATCTTGAACAATCTTTGAATCGATTCGCTCTACCTGTTGCATATTCTGCACTGTTGGTCGCTTATCAGATCCAAGTACTAAACCGACACAACGACCAATCGCTGATGTGACTGTGTCTTCGACGAACCATTTCTTCATCTGGACGTTATAGGTGTTCACGTTGCCGAATGCGTAGTCAATTCCGGCTGGCTCCTGATCGTCGTAATGACGATATACACGGCACTCGACTAGGACGTAGCCTTTCTCTAAGTTGATGTCCATGATTGACGTGTGAATCTTGCCGTCTTTGTGTGTAGCCCAGAATCGCTGAATGCGTGCAGCTACATCTTCGTAGTTTTCCAAGAAACTCATTTAGACACCGCCTGAGATGAAGCGTGACGGCCTACCGCTCGACCGCGTTGATAGCCGTCTTTGTGGCCTTCTTTGTAACCTACTGAATAGCTGCAAATCGCCCACAGAATACAGGCCAGTCCCATGATAAAGAATAAACCGATTTCACTTGTCATTTTTGCTCCCGTGGGAGCCTTGTCGAATGCTCCCAGATACAGAGTGACATCTATGTCCGACAATTTCAAGATTGACGTCGGCGTGTCTATTTCTTGAGAGCAATCTCCAGCAGTAGTTGATCTAAACGTGCCTCAATTCGAGACACTTGATCCTTGAGACTGTTGCCACCATTCGGTTGAAACTCCCGCATGATCGACTTCACCATGAATCGCATCGACGAATAGATGGCAGTCAGCAGAGCAAGGACAAGTCCACAGACCGCCGTCCATTCGCCTACACTCACTTCTTGCTACCGAATGCCACATCGTTCGGATTAGCCCATCGAGCTAATACTGGAATAATGCCAGCAACAAGCCCCATCGCTAAATCCTTTGGATTCGTGTTGCCTGTCATATAGACAGCTAACATTCCGGCTACTGAGCTTCTTGCCCATGATGCACCTAACGCCTTTAGATCTTTCATTTCTTCTTCTCCTTTGGCTTTGCCTTTTGGATTAGCTCAACCACTGGATATTCTCCTGCATAGGTTGTCAAGCGAGCGCGAGCGAAACCAACAATCTCTTTGCCAATAAAGCGTTGCTTAATCATCACCATTCCGCCGTTGCGCTGATCACCAGTGCCGGAAGTATTGCCCTCGATGCAATAGACGCTCGTTGCGCCTACCTTGACCACAATTCCGATGTGACTAATTCTGTCAATACCATCGTGTGGAAAGTCCATGAAGCATAAATCTCCAAGCTGCGGTTTATCATCAATCCAGCGTCCAAGTTCTTTCATCTTATGAGCTCCGGCAGCTGTTGAAACCATCGACGGAATCTTGACGCCGGCAGTGTGGAAGACCCAGTTGCAGAATGATCCGCACCAGGGCAATCCATCGGCCTTTGTAAATTTTCCATACTTAGTCAGATTCTCGCCAGTCTCAATCGTGCCGACTTCAGCTAGTGCGACTTCGATAATCCGTGCAGCAGTACCTTCTGGATACATTAGAGCCCAAGTGCTGCTTTAAGATCAGTGACAGATAGACCAACGCTTTCTAGTTTATCTTCAATAGTTGGCTCTGGCGGTGTTATTGGCTTATGAGCTGTAATACCTGCGGCGGCTTGCGCCTCTGTTAAATCGCCACCAATAACTAACTTATCGCCACGAATATAGACTTCATCACAACCTAGTTCGGCTTTAAGTTGGTCGCCATTTAATTCTGCTGGAATTGGAAACTCGTGAAATATCATTTTATTATGCTCCTAAATATGTAATAGACCATTGCATAGAACCTACTTCTGAGTTGTTGCCTTGTATCGCTTGTGTGCCGCCTGAGTTTTGATTAACAAAAATCTCAACATAATCGTTGGCGGCTAAATCGACTAGGCTTGTTCTGCCAATATATGCGGCATTACAATTGCTTGGGCTGCTAAATCCAAGTCTATCGTTTTGATAAAGAAATGAACCATTTTTGTATATTTTTGCAGTTACATTAGCGGCTGGATTATAATTAAAAAGTATATTAACGCTAATAGAATACTTACCTGTGCTTGGAACGGTAAATCTTGTATTATTACCAGTAGCCCAATAACTACCAGAATCAAACATTTCTGTATCAAAGATACATGCAGTCTCAGTATTGTTTGTAATATTCTGCAAAGTTGTGTTTCGGGCTTGTGCCCCGTTAAATCCACTACTAGCAGAAGCCCATGATGGAACACCAGCTGCAACAGTTAAAACTTGTCCACTTGTGCCAATTGGCAACCGCGTGTTTGTGTTGGCGGTTGCTGATGAATAAGCCAAATCACCGAGCGTTGTGCCCGGTTGTAATGCCTTTAGTCGTGTGTCAACACCTTGAAGCGCAACATCAAAGTCGGCTGGAAGATCTGTGACCAAATCAGTCGGCGTCGGGAGAACGAAGCCATAGTTTGTCGTTGGATTTGCCATAAGTATTTCCTTTCGTTATGAGACTATTGTGGCATATTGCCACTCTAAAGTCGGCGACACGGTATTCCACAGCTCGTTAATTGGCACATCGTTCCAGCGCATGGCTTGAAGTGAATAAGCCAAAGGTGACATGAGGAGAGTGATGTCAAGCTGATTG